GTTCACTCAACTTTTTTAGAAGAGACTTTGAGAAAGCAGCATTAGACGAAGGAGATAGCCCATCCTTCGAGCGCTATTTGCAAAAGATTGTGTGGATCTTAAGAAAGCAGGGATATGATGTCGTCCCAACTCCTGAATCTTCAAAGGTCATTTCTAATGCACTAAGAATTTTCTTAAATTCAGGAATTTTGCCTCAATATGGCCATCTTAGATCCCGTTTGGATCAAGGTTTTCAATTTGTTGTTCGCAACAAAAAGAAAGGAAAGAAAGTTCGTAAAGTAGTATTAAAGTATTTGTATTTGTTAGATATTCCAGATGCTGTGTATCTGGCATGTAAAGTTCATAGTCAAGGTTTTTTTGATTTTATAGCTTCTGAAGTTATGAGTGGCATGTCACGTGCTATTCAGCGTAATGTTGTTGATGGTGTGGTCTCCACGTGGGAGACTATTAAGTCGTTTGTTATGGAAAAATATCGACAAATGTTGAATCTGTTTTTGGATCATCAAATGGAAATTATTTGCGCTGCAATTCTTGCTGGCTCTTTGATCCTTTTGGTTATTGCTGATACAGTTTGGCAAACTCATGTTCCATCTTATTTTCAAATGGTGACTGGACAGATTCCAAAGGCCCAGGGTGGAGAGATCCATACAGAGTTTATCGCAGCTTCAGTGGCAGCATGGAAGGGTTTTAAGGATTTTTCAGCAGTTTTGGGAGCTTTGAATACAATGGTATTATCCCTACGAAATCTAGTCGAGTTTATTAAATCTGCTATTGAGCTCATCAAGCAAGCCGTTGATGTAGTTTATGAGTCTATGTGGGGTGAACCCTTTACCAAATCAGGAATTGCCAGAAAGGAACTCCATACAGCACATAAAGAATTGGTTACGTTAGTGTCCTCTTGCAATTCTTCTGATTATGCAAATTACCATACAGCTATTGCTTTTGTTGAGAACTATAAGAAAATAATTAAAAATGTTGCTACTTTGGAGCCCAAAGATCAATCGTCTAAGGAGTTTGTTGCTTCAGTAAGCAGACAAATGAGAGAGTGGAGACTGATTAATCAACAATGTCAACATACTATTAATCAATCACAGAACTCTCAACCCAGAAAGGAACCATTGGGGATATTGTTTTACGGTAGTTCAGGAAAGGGCAAAACTTATTTTTCAACATTGTTATTCGAGTATTTATCTTTGCGTTATCGTGGTCAAAAGTTCACTGGGAATGATTTGTATTCTAGAAATTCAAAAGATGATTTTTTTTCAGGATATCATAATCAGTGGATAACTTTATATGATGAGTATCTTCAATCAAAAGACCCAAATGATAGGATAGTGCAGTCAATGGAAATAATCGATGCCATAAACACAAAGTCTTGGCAATTAGTTATGCCAGGTTTGGAAGAAAAAGGATCTACTTATTTCCGTTCAGAAATTGTTATTGCTACAACAAACCAGACTTTACCACTCAAAGTAGCAATTGAAGAGATTAATGCTTTGCATCGAAGGTTTATAGCAGTTAAAATAGTTGAAAATAAAAAATTGTTTGGTAGTGATGAAAGTGGCCATGTTAAACTTGATCTAAACTCGTTGAATGATAATTATAAGTTTGCAGTTGATTATTATGAAAATGGAGACCCTGAGGCCCATATAATATATAAATCAATAAACTTTTCTGAGTTAATTGCCATCTTTGATGAAAGAAAGGCCTACAATGACAATAAATTTGGAGAAATTAGGGATTTTTCACCCGAAGTTGTCTTGCATCAAGCTGAATTGCCCCAACTTTCCGTTTTATTAAAGGACAATCCTTCTATTATATTTAATGTAAACAAAAGAGACGATAATGGAGATTTAATTGAGCCTGAAGTTGACGATGATGAGATAACAGTTAAAAAATCAGTCAATGGAATTCCTTTTCCAAAGCAGCCGTGGGCACAAGGTATATTGGATTATTTGCCCGATTTTTCATATGTATATAATAATTCATGCGCCAGATATAAACCCACGTATAAAAATATTATGAAAGCCTATGCCTCAGGAGCAACAAGAAAATTTCGAGAATGGCTCTCTACAACTCATGGAAGTCCAATTACAGATCCTTCAGGTACCCAAGCCCAGGCCTATTTGGTCAATATTATAAGATATAAACATGGAGCTGAATTATTGTACTATCTTCCTGCTTTTTATCAGGATGTTTTGCTCGAGGGAAGATATGAGGAAGTTTTAGAAGTTCTTAAAAAGGAATACTCACTTCAGCTGATGGGGGAAGGTCAATCTTCAACAGTGGTTGATATGTGGGGTTGTGGAGCTCCTCCTTCTGAGCCTCTAAAGCGGATATTTCAGG